GATGGGCCGGGCGCACGCCTACGAGTCCCGCGACGCACTGCCGCTCCTATACGGGCGCGAGGACTCGGCGGCGTTCGACCTCAACCAAGAGCGCGCGCGGTTAGCTCACCACCAGGCCAACAACGAATCCTTGCGCGAAGCGCAGCTGCGCGGCGAGCTCCTGCCGCGCGGTCTCGTCATCCAGACCTGGCAGACCATCATTGCCGCCGCCAGGTCTCGCCTGCTGGCGCTGCCGACCAAGGCCGCACACCAACTGCTAGCAGCCAAGAGCCTGTCGGAAGCTGAGGATGCGGTCCGCGGCCACGTCTACGAGGCCCTATCCGAGCTCGCCAGAGACGGACTCCCTGACGGCGCTGGCGCGTCCGGTGTTGAGAGTCTGGGAGCCGCCGCCGGACCTGACGGTGAGCCAGTGGGCGGATCGATTTCGCCGCCTGTCGAGCGAAAGCAGCGCCGAGCCCGGGCAGTGGCGGACGGAGCGGGCGCCCTACCAGCGCGGGATCATGGACGCGGTCAGCGATCCAAGCGTCGAGACCGTCGTGATCATGAGTAGCGCGCAGGTTGGCAAAACGGAGGTGCTGCAAAACGTCGTCGGCTACCACGTTCACCAGGATCCGGCGCCAATCCTTGTTGTGATGCCGACCTTGGAGATGGCCGAGGCCTACAGCAAGGACCGGTTGGCCCCGATGGTCCGCGATACGGCATCCCTCTCCAAGCTCATCGCTGACCCAAGGTCTCGCGATAGCGGCAACACGCTCCTGCACAAGCGATTCCCGGGCGGCCACATCACGTTGGCTGGCAGCAACTCGCCGGCGAGTCTCGCCTCGCGTCCGGTGCGCCTGGTGCTCTGCGACGAGGTCGACCGTTACCCGTTCTCGGCCGGCGCGGAAGGCGACCCTGTCAATCTCGCAAGAAAGCGAGCGACAACTTTCTGGAATCGCAAGTTCCTGTTGACGTCGACGCCGACCATCCGCGGCGCGTCGCGGATCGAGGCGGCCTATCTGGCGAGTGACCAGCGGCGCTATCACGTCCCATGCCCGCACTGCGGTGCGATGCAGCCGCTGGAGTGGTCGCGCATCCGCTGGCCTGAGCAGGACCCGGCCCGCGCGCATGCAGTGTGCGCCGAGTGCGGAGCCGAGATTGACCACGGCGACAAGGCCCGCATGCTGGCCGGAGGCCAGTGGGTTGCTCAAGCCCCGTTTAACGGCGCGGCCGGTTTTCACCTTTGCGAGCTTTATTCTCCCTGGCGTTCTTGGGGCCAGGTTGCTATGGACTTCCTGGAGGCCAAGCGGCTACCCGAAACTCTGAAGACCTGGGTCAACACCAGCCTTGGCGAAACCTGGGAGGAGGAGGGCGAGACGGTAGGTGACGCGGACCTGCTGGCCCGGCGCGAGGGCTACACGCTGGAGGACCCGCCGCAAGAGGTGCGCCTAGTTGTGGCCGGCGTCGACGTGCAGGCCGACCGCTTGGAGATGACGCTCCTCGGCGCGGCTGGCGAGGAGTTATGGGTGCTCGGCCACTTGGTTCTGTGGGGGTCGCCGACAGAGGCGCTTGTCTGGCGAGACCTGGATGCGGCTCTGCAGGGCCGCTACGGCGTCCATGCTATCGCTTGCGCTGCGATCGATTCTGGCGGCCACCATACCAGCCAGGTCTATGCGTTTGCTCGGCAGCGGGCGTCCAGGAGGGTCTACGCGGTCAAGGGGCTCCCGGGCGCGGGTCGCCCTATCGTGTCAAAGGGCAACAAGGTAGGTCGCGAGCAGGTGCGCCTGTTCACGGTAGGCGTCGACACCGTCAAGCCGCTGTTGATGGGTCGGCTCAAGGTTCATGAGCCTGGCCCTGGATACATCCATTTTGCCGGCGACCTCGATGCAGAATGGTTTGCCCAGCTTACTGCAGAGAAGGCCGTGCGCCGCGTCGTCAAGGGCCAAATGCGTATCGAATGGGTGAAGCAGCGCCCGCGCAACGAGGCGCTCGACTGCATGGTTTATGCGCTGGCCGCGCTCCACGTCGTTGCGCCGCGAGGTGTTCCGTCGGCGGTCACGCAAGCGCCGAAGACCATCGCCGATCCCGCACGCAGTGATGCGCAGCAAGCGGATCGGTTTGTCCACAAACCTAAGGGCGGTTGGATCAAGAGGAGGTAATCATGGCGAGAGCACAAACGACAGAGCAACCCGCGTGTGAGCAGTGCAGGTACTGGATTGGCAGGCCGATCGGGGGCGAGTGCCGGCGCCATGCGCCGTCGGTGCTCGCTCACCGCACCGAGCGCTGGCCGCAGACCCGCGCCGACGAATGGTGCGGCGACTATTCCCGCAAGCTGGAGACTACCCCATGAGCTGGCAACACCCGACCGGACAGATCCCGACCCGAGTGACCCTGGTAGGCAACGGGGTCACTCACCAGGACTACATCGCCGAGTGTCTGGGGCACAACACGCCCGACACCGTCCACGGCCGTGACGAGACCTGGGTTATCAACCGTGGCGGCCTGGCGCTCGCCCACGACCTGCTATGGGTGATGGACCACGTCGGCGGGGAGGAGGCGCGCTGGCCGCGCTACGGCGAAAATCTGCGCCGCCACAACCGGCCGATCATTACCTCTGACGATCTCGACGGCTGGCCGGCGCACGTCCACGCCTACCCGTTAGAACCTGTCCGCGCGCACTTCGGGCCGGCTCACGACTACTACCACAACTCGGTGGCCTACATCCTGGCCTACGCATGCTGGCTGGGCGTGCGCGAGCTGACCATGTGGGGTTGCGACTACCACTACGACGGCAACCCGGCCCGCGAGCCGGACCGCGCCAACGCCGAATACTGGGTCGGCGTCTGCCGCGAGCGCGGAATGGCGGTGGCGGTCCCGCAGACCACGACACTGCTCAACGCCAACCGTCAGCCCTGGTTCTACGGCTACCGTCGCCAGCCTGGGCGCCACCCGCTCCTGGTGGGCTGATCATGGGCCGTCAGCGCTGGATCACGCTGAGCGGCAAGACCCAGACGCTCACCGTGTGGGCGACCACTGCGGGCCTGCGGCCGCAAACGCTCGCCTCGAGGCTCGCCCGCGGCCTGCCGCTGGCCCGGGCGCTGGCGACAGGCCTGGTGTCGCGGGAGGAGGCCGGGCGCCGCGGTGGCCAGGCCAGCTACTGGTCCGAACGGACGACTTGACTTCCGCAGTTTCGCTGCTTCCATGCTGTCGATGGACCTCTCGACAGCCGCAGCCAAGCTCGCCGCCGCAACGGCGGCTTACGACGACGCTCTCGGGGCCTACTCCGAGGGCGTCGGCGACCTCACCGTCACTCACCAGAAACTCGACGTCCTCGCCGGTGAGATGGCACGCTGGCAACGGGTCGTTGATGCCCTGACGCAAAAGGCGCAGGCCGGCGCCGATAGCGGCGTCGCGCTCGGGATCCTCACGCCGAAGTGGAGCTGAGCCTCCTCTCTCGCCTGTTCCCGCGCTGGGCGGCCAAGCGCGAGCTCGCTCGCCAGCAGCTGCAACGCCTGTACGAGGCCGCGCAGTCCTCGGCCTGGCGGCCGACCCGGGGCTCTGGCGCGTCGGCCGATGCTGCCGTCTACGCGGCCGGGCCGAAGCTGCGGCAGTTCGCGCGCTACCTGGACGAGAACCACGACCTCGCAGTCGGCGTTCTTGACGACCTGGTCGCCAACGTTGTCGGCAGCGGCGTCGGCGTGGAGCCCTCTGTCGTGCGGATGGACGGCACGCCCATCGAGAGCGTCAACGACGCGCTCCGCGACCTGTGGGCGGAATGGTGGCACCGGCCTGAGGTGACGCAGGAGCTGTCCGGCCCCGAGCTGGAGCGGATGATCTGCCGCACCTGGCTGCGCGACGGCGAGGTGTTCGTGCAGCATGTCTTCAAGGACCTTGCCCCCTACCCAACGGGCCTACGATACGCCCTGGAGGCGCTGGAGCCAGACTTCGTCCCCTACGACTACGAGCAAAACAACGCTCGCCAGGGCATCGTCAAAGACGCCTGGGGCGCCCCTGTCGGCTACTACGTCTACAAGTCGCACCCCGGGGATTCGTTCGGCGTGCTGCGTGTCGGCGCGTACCCGGAGACCAAGTTCATCCCGGCCGAGCGGATGGCGCACCTGAAGCTGGCGCGCCGGCTGCATCAAACCCGCGGCGTCAGCGTGTTCCACAGCGTGCTGACCCGGCTGGACGACATCCGCGACTACGAGGAGAGCGAGCGCATCGCCGCCCGGGTTGCCGCGGCCTTCACCGCCTACATCAAGCGCTCGCCCGACTACGCGGTGGACGTCAACGCCACCACGGCCAAGCGCGAGATGGAGATGTCGCCGGGGATGATCTTCGACAACCTGCTGCCGGGCGAGGACGTTGGCACCATCGCCAGCGAGCGCCCGAACACCGGCCTCGCCGCGTTCCGCGCGAGCCAGCTCAAGGCGGTGGCCTCTGGCACGCACACCCGCTACAGCGCGATCGCCCGCTCCTACGACGGCACCTACTCGGCGCAGCGTCAGGAATTGGTCGAGGGCAGCGTCCACTACCGCACGCTCTTCGCCTACCTGGCGGCGCAGTTCTATCTTCCCGTCTGGCAGCGGTTTGTTGACGCCGCCATCCTGGGCGGTTTCGTGCGTGTGCCGGCCAACGCCAAGCCGATGAGCGTGTACCGGCCCGAGCTGCGCGCCCCGGCTCTGCCGTGGATCGACCCGCTGAAAGAAATCGAGGCCGCCTCGGCCGCCGTGGCTGCGGGCTTCAAGTCTCGCCAGCAGGTCATCCGCGACCTGGGCGGGGACCCGCGCGCCGTTGACCGTCAGCGCGAGGCGGATCCGTTTCGGCCTGCGGCGCAGTCGTCAGCACCGGCGCCGGCGGAGGACCCCGAGGACGACAGCGGTCGTGAACAGGAGGATGCCGCATGACCAGCACTCGCAACCGCGACATTCGCAAGGCGCGCCTGGAGCGCCGGGCGGAGATCGACCTCGACAACCTCACCGAGCAGCAGCGCTCGGTTGCCGCCTCGCTGTCGAGCGAGGAGCCATATGACCGCTGGTTCGGGCGCGAGGTGCTGGTGCACGAGAAATCGTCAGTGGACCTGTCCCGCGCCGCCACCCTGCCGCTGCTTTTCAATCATGACAGCAGCGCCCCGATCGGCGTGGTCCGCAACGTGCGGATCGAGGACAAGCGCCTGAAGGCCGATCTGGTGTTCCACGACAAGACCGAGACCGCCCGCAGCACTTGGGAGATGGTGCGCGAAGGCTGGCTGCGTGGCGTGTCCATCGGGTACTCGATCCAGAAGTGGGTCGAGACCAAAGGATCCGACCTGGTCCGGGTAACGGGCTGGTCGTTACTGGAGGCGTCGATC